CTGATATGGTAAAGTACACCTATGAAAATCTGATGGAGAAGAGTTATGAGCGTAAGAATCGTAAGAATGCAAAACGGCGAGGACGTGATCGCTGATGTGTATGAGATGAGGGATGATCGAGAAGGTCCCCCTCTTGCTTACAAGTTGGATAAACCATATACTGTTGTGATTCAAGAGAAGCATAACCTGTTTGAAGAACCTTCATACACTGATGAACCAAAAACTTTGGACCAGATTGATATTGAGTTCCAAGCATATGTACCTTTCTCTAAGAGTTCGCACATCTATTTGCCTCTTCCATCTGTAACATTCATTTACAACCCTATCGATCAAGTGGTCGAAAAATATAACGAACTTATTGCTAACAATGCTGAAATTACTGTTGTTGAAGAACGATCCGAGCACGTATCTGATGGGGACGCTGACGGAACTGGACGAGGAACCGAGTCTACTACTTGAAAACTGTTTTCGAGTAGCACCTGATGGAACTCTTAGCGTCTTCCCTCTACACACAGACCAAAGAGATGTCTTCTTGACTTCCGACCTGATCTTTACTATACTGGACCCATCCACTGCTCTGGTGGATCAGTATAAATCGATGGTTAGTTGATGAAGTTTTACACGGATGTAATTCTACTCGGTGATGTTATCCTTTATCGGGGATACGAAAACGGAGAACCCGTTGAGTATCGAGAGAAGTGCCGTCCTACCCTGTACTTTGTACCTGACAATCAGAACAAAGAGTCTAAGTTCAAGACTCTTGATGGTAGATATGCACATCCTAAACGCTTTGATGGTGCTAGGGATGCTCGTAAGTTTATCGATCAGTATACTGATGTTGATGGGATGGAAGTGCATGGATATGACAGGTTCGTGTATCAATTTATCGCTGATAAATTCCCTGATGAAATTCGTTTCGATATGAACGCGATGAAGATCTATACGATTGACATCGAAGTTGGTTGTGACAATGGATTCCCCTCAGTAGAGGCGTGTCAGGAGGAGATTCTTTGTATTACTATCAAGAATCTTGCCACCAAGGAGGTGATAACTTGGGGTACTAGGGAGTTTACACCGAAGGACACAGAGTATCGTGTCTTTTGGAAGGAAGTGGAGATGTTGGAAGACTTCCATTCGTGGTGGTCACAAAACACTCCTGATATTATTACTGGTTGGAATTGCAACTTGTATGATATTCCTTACATCTGTCGTCGATTTGAACGGGTGCTAGGGGAGACGTGGAAAAAGTCACTCTCCCCATGGAACCGTGTGATTGAACGTGAGATTACTATGATGGGTCGCACTCAGATCGCTTATGACATTAGTGGTGTGACAATTCTAGACTATCTAGATCTGTATAAGAAGTTCACCTATTCTGCACAGGAAACATATCGTCTAGATCACATTGCAAATGTAGAACTAGGTCAAGCAAAGATCGATCATAGTGAGTATGAGAATTTCAAAGAGTTCTATACTAAGGATTGGCAGAAGTTTGTTGAGTATAACATCGTTGACGTAGAACTCGTTGACCGTCTAGAAGACAAGATGAAACTCATTGAACTGGCACTGACTCTTGCGTATGATGCTAAGGTTAATCTCAGTGATGTTTACTCTCAGGTTAGGATGTGGGATACCCTCATCTATAATGACTTGAAGCAACGCAACATTGTGGTTCCACCTAAGATCTCTACGCAGAAGAATGATCAGTATGCTGGTGCATATGTCAAAGAACCTATACCAGGTGCTTACGATTGGGTAGTATCGTTTGACCTTAACTCTCTATACCCTCACCTTATCATGCAATACAACATCTCACCAGAAACTCTGGTAGAGAGGCGTCACCCAACAGTGACTGTTGATAAGTTGCTTAATAAGGAAGTTGAGATTGATGGAAAGTATGCTGTGTGTGCAAACGGTGCTCAGTATCGTAAAGACATACATGGTTTCCTACCCGAAATGATGCAAAGGATCTACGATGAACGGACCATATACAAGAAGAGAATGCTTCACGCTAAGCAAGCTCTTGAAAATGCCACCACACCTAAGGAAACCTTGGCATTACAAAAGGATATTGCAAGATATACCAATATCCAAATGGCAAGAAAGATCCAACTCAACTCTGCCTATGGTGCCATTGGAAACCAATACTTCCGATACTTCAATCTGGCAAATGCTGAGGCGATTACTCTCTCGGGGCAAGTAAGTATTCGATGGATTGAGTCTGATATCAACAGATACCTAAATAAAATATTGCAAACTGAGGGAGAAGATTATGTCATTGCATCTGACACTGACTCAATCTATCTTAATCTTGGACCTCTTGTTACTAAATTTCTTGGTAGTAAGTCTGACGATAAAGCAGCAACTGTTTCCTTACTTGATAAGGTATGCCAAGAAAAATTGGAACCTTTTATTGAACGTTCGTATCAAAACCTGGCAACGTATGTTTCAGCGTATGATCAAAAGATGCAAATGAAACGTGAGAACATCGCTGATCGTGGTATCTGGACTGCCAAGAAGCGATATATCTTACATGTATGGGATAGTGAGGGAGTTCGATACGAGAAACCCAAACTCAAAATCATGGGTATTGAAGCAGTCAAGTCATCTACTCCTGCACCTTGTCGTACAGCAATTAAGGATGCTCTTAATGTTGTTATGAGTGGTACTGAGGAAGATATCCAAAAGTTTATTGCAAAATTTCGTCGTGACTTTGAGAGTCTTCCGTTGGAAGACATTGCATTCCCACGTAGTTGTAATAACATAGGGAAGTTCTCTTCACCCACAGGAATATATGGTAAAGGATGCCCCATGCATGTGAGGGGTTCTTTGTTGTATAATTATTACTGTAAGAAGTTGAAGATCTCCCACAAGTATCCTCTGATTCAAGAGGGAGAGAAGATCAAGTACATCTATCTACGAAAACCTAATAGGATGGGGGAGAATGTTATTTCATTCTTCCAGACTCTACCCAAAGAGTTTGATGTCCATGGTTCAGTTGACTATGATGAGCAATTTACCAAGTCTTTCCTCAGTCCTGTCAAGGTTGTTCTTGATGCTGTTGGTTGGACACCTGAAAAACGTAACACTTTGGAGTTTTTATTCGGATGAGTTTTCTTAACGATGTAGTCAAGGAGATTGGCAATGAGTATGCTGGCGTTGTCAGCGAAGGGGTTGCTGCTGGCGACGTTACATCTTTTGTTGATACTGGGTGTTATCTATTTAACGCCGTGGTTTCTGGTTCTATTTTTGGAGGAGTGCCTTCCAACAAAATTACGGCTATTGCTGGTGAATCGAGCACGGGAAAGACTTATTTTACTCTTAGTATCGTTCGTAACTTTCTTGATTCTGATCCAGATGCTGGATGCATATATTTTGAGTCCGAGTCTGCAATCTCTCGTGACATGATCGAGAGTCGTAAGATCGATTCTAATCGTATGATGATTGTTCCTGTTGTTACAGTGCAAGAGTTTCGTACCCAAGCGATCAAGATCATTGATAAGTATTTGGATCAGAAACCTGAGGACCGTAAACCTTTGATGTTTTGTTTAGATTCTCTTGGTATGCTTTCAACAACCAAGGAAGTTCAAGACGCTACTGACGGTAAAGAAACTCGTGACATGACACGAGCACAGATTGTAAAGTCTATCTTTCGTGTGTTGACCTTGAAACTGGGTAAGGCAAACGTTCCTATGATCGTGACAAACCATACTTATGATGTGGTTGGTGCCTATGTGCCAATAAAAGAAATGGGTGGTGGTAGTGGACTAAAATACGCTGCATCCTCTATAATTTACCTAAGCAAATCAAAGGAGAAAGACGGCGACAAGAAAGTGATTGGCAACATTATCAAGTGTGAGACTAAAAAGTCTCGATTTACCCGAGAGAATGCTAAGGTTGAGACTAGACTTTTTTATGATGAACGTGGACTTGACAAGTATTATGGACTACTGGAACTGGGTGAGAAGCATGGAGTCTTCGAGCGCATTGGGAATCGTTACAAGACTGATTCTGGGAATGTATATCCTAAGGTTATCCTTGCCAACCCCGAGAAATATTTTACAGAAGAAGTGATGGCAAAACTAGAAGAAGCAGCACACAAGGAGTTTACCTATGGAGCATGATCATTTTATTAAAATTTATGATGACGTTCTAGACGAGAACCTCATCAAGAACATCATGGAGTCTTCCCGAGATGTTGATTGGGAATATTGGGATCGTGGTGGAAGACCACAGTTTCATCAGTTCAACGTGACTGAGTATGCTCAGGACAATGCAGATTCCATCTGGGCTAAGATCCACAATCGATTGATTGAGGCAATCAAAGATGCCTCTGAGCGATACATGGAAGACACTGATTGTAAGTCAGCATGGCCAGCAGAGAACGCATTAGAACAGATTCGTTTGAAGAAGTATGTTGCCGAAGATGATGATCGTTTTGATCCTCATGTTGATGTGGGTGATCATAGCAGTGCTCGTAGGTTCCTTGCTCTATTCTTCTACCTCAATGATGTTGACGAAGGGGGAGAAACGTGGTTTACTAAGATGGGAATCAAAGTAAAACCAAAAGCAGGTCGCTGTCTTATCTTCCCTCCTACTTGGACCTATCCCCACGCAGGACTACCACCACTTAATACTAACAAATACATTATTGGCACCTATCTCCACTATATTTAATGCAAAAGATCGAAGAAATTGCTCTCAGTAAACTTATACGTGATGATAATTACTGTCGATCTGTACTACCTTTTTTAAAGGATGAATACTTTGACAATCAACCACATCAAGTATTGTTTCACGAGATCAATGATTATGTGACAGAGTATAATCAAATCCCAGAGACTACTGCTCTCAAAATTGAGATCGAGAAGAGGAGGGATTTGAGTGCAGAGATTATCAAGGACATCGAAGACTTTCTTGATACTAAGATTGACGACACTATCTACAATGAAGAGTGGTTGTATTCAACTACTGAAAAGTGGTGTAAAGAACGTGCTATATATCTTGCCCTGATGGAATCTATTAAGATTGCTGATGGACAGGATAAATCACGAACCAAAGATGCTATTCCCCACATCATGGCGGAAGCACTTGGTACATGTTTTGATGATACTGTTGGCCACGACTACTTACTAGACTCCGATGATCGCTACGACTTCTACCACAAACAGGAAGACAAACTCCCATTCGATTTGGAATATCTTAACAAGATTACCAAAGGTGGTCTCCCTAGCAAGACTCTCAACATCGCTCTTGCTGGAACGGGTGTCGGGAAAAGTTTATTCATGTGCCATATGGCTAGTGCCGCCCTCTTGCAAGGCAAAAACGTACTCTATATTACACTTGAAATGGCAGAGGAGAAGATTGCTGAACGAATTGACGCAAACGTCCTGGACGTTAACATCAAACAACTCTCCGATCCGTTATTCACCAAACAACAATTCCGATCCAAAGTAGATAAGGTTGCTGCACAAACTCAGGGTCGTCTAGTTATCAAAGAATATCCTACTGCTTCTGCTCACGTCAATCACTTCAAGTCTCTCTTGAATGAACTGAGTATGAAGCGTGGATTTGCCCCTGATATCATCTTCATTGACTACCTAAACATCTGCGCCTCTGCACGTTATAAGAACGCTGTGGTAAACTCTTACACTTACGTCAAATCTATTGCAGAAGAACTGCGTGGTCTTGCTGTTGAGTGTGACGTGCCCATTGTGTCTGCCACCCAGACTACACGTTCTGGATATGGTAGTTCTGATGTTGATCTACAAGATACATCTGAGTCTTTCGGTCTTCCTGCTACTGCTGATCTAATGATTGCTCTCATTTCCACAGAGGAGTTGGAGCAAATGGGACAGATTATGGTTAAGCAATTGAAGAATAGATACAATGATGTGAATATGAATAAAAGATTCATCATAGGTATTGACAGAGCGAAGATGAGACTGTATGATTGTGATCAGTCCGAACAAGACAATATTCTTGACTCTGGTCAAGACATTGAGGATAAGATCCTCGAACACAAACCCCAAAGTAAATTTGATTCCTGGCAAGTATGACCGATTCCGCTAACCAAAGATCCCGTAACAACAATGTTGATGTTGATTTCGGTGGTAACGACGCTGCATCAGCAGCAGCAGAACAACTTTCTAATGCTGCTCAGGATATCAAGGAAGGTATGGAAACCAACCTTGAAGATATGCAAGAGGATACTCCTCAAACACCTGAGGATTTCATCAATAAGAAAGGGTTCAATGCCTGGGTTACTGCTGAAAAGATTAAAGAGAAAGAAGCAGAGAAGAACAAAAAGAAAGATGAGCGTTTTCGTGTAGATCTAGATAAGTATCTACACTTTGCTGATGATACATGCTCAGGACCAAGTAAAGATCAGACTAAGTATATCGAACGCCTTCGTCAACTGCATGAGGATGGTGTCAACATTGCTCGTCTTGATACTGCTGCTGCTGGTCTGTCTGCTGAGTCTGGTGAGTTCATGGAGATTGTTAAGAAGTTGAAGTTCCAAGGTAAACCTTGGAATGATGCTAACAAAGAGCATCTGGTCAAAGAACTTGGTGACATCATGTGGTATGCTGCTCAGGCATGTCTCGCTCTTGACGTTACTATGGATCATGTTCTTTATGTCAACTCTCTGAAACTGGCAGCACGTTACTCCGAAGGTAGTTTCTCTATCGAAGAATCTGAGAATCGCGTAGCAGGCGATATCTAATGCTCTCCCTCTGGATCCACTTGCGAGCATTCTTTGCTGTTGTAGTTGTTGGTTGTGCTCAACCTGTCAACTGGCAGCATTGCTATCGAGTGGACCAGTGGTTGCTACCAGAGATCGTACAGGGTTATAGACTGTGGACTGGGGAAGAAACACCATATCAGAATGAAAAAGATTATCTAAATAGTTTGGATAATCAGTGCCTAGAAGATGGCAAGATCGATTAAAGAAGCATGGGATGACTACAAACGTCATTACCAAAAAGGATTTGAGATTGTATCTAAGAAAGAAATCGTTGTATACGATGGTGCTCAGAGTAAAACAAAGGTAGGAGTTATCGCTAAGGGTGATGGTGTTCATGTTAAACCCATCAAAGGTGGTAACTACCAGGCCAGAATAGAAGTCTTGTATCAGAATGACAAGTCGGGGTGGATCTCTACTCCTTTGTTAGGTAAACCTAGGTCTGCCACAGGTAAGAAGAAGATGCCCGAGTTAAAACCTCAGGCGTTTGACATTCCTATGGATACTAAGATGTCTTTTGATACTTACTATAAGAAAGTCATCGCTGCTATTAAGAAAAGGGATGATCTTCAACTGGTAATCAAAGAGTATCTAATTGAACTAACTGATTTTTGTATGGAGCATGGTGCTACTGAGAAGAAGGAACTACTTAAAGCATATGCAGACTTAGCAGCATCAGAATACATTGATATTATGAATAACGTGGAGAAAGATTTCTCTGAGATTACTGCTCCACTATGTGTATTGGAACGTGGTGCTGCTGACTTAGATAAACTAGGGTATGGTAGGTTAAATAAGAAGAATGCACAGGTGTTCCTACCTGCTGCTGGTAATGAACCACTGATTGACTTTGTTATATTTGATGAGGAAAATACGTCATACCCCTTCTCCGTTAAGAAGATCAGTAAGACAACTAACGTAGTCAAACCTCAGGATATTATTTCTCTTATCAATAAGAAACAGATTGATGGTAAGAAAGATGATTGGGTTGAGAAATATAAGAAGACTGTTGAGTTTAAGATCTTAGAAGTTCTTGCTGAGAACAAAGTGAAGGATGGTTCTTTCCTTGCACTGGAAGTGATTGCTAAGGACCTTAAATTAAAGACAAAATTACCCACAGAGGTGGTCAAAAACATTGATGCTATGGTGAAGGGTGGTGACCCTAAGGAATCAGATGTCAAAGCGGCACAAGCCTCCTGGTTGAAACTGGCAGAGATGTATTATAATGATGCTAAGGACTACTGGGAAGCACCCAAGCACAGTAGTGGCAAAGTTGGCATCGCCTCTCTCATCTGTCAAATGATGTTACGAAAGATCAGCAAGGATGGAGGACTGGTGTATCGTGAGGTCATTGAGCACTTTGTTATGAAGGAGGTCACCTACTACAAGTTCGCTACGAACAAAGGAATGCCAGTCTTCTACATGGAAAACCACTTGAAGAACAACCTCAAACCCACAGACCAGTACCACCTCAGAGAGAAATCATCTATTGGCAACCCTTACCGCGATAAAGTCGGAGTACAACCATGAGTAAGAACACACACCTCGAACACCTTGAAGATGATATCTTCAATAATGGATATGCTGGTGCTCAGAATGCACTTGCATTCTTGGAGGGTCTGAAAGGTATGCTAACCACTGGTAGTGGTGGTGGTAATACTAAGGTTACTGTGAAGTGGGATGGTGCTCCTGCTATCATCTGTGGCATAGACCCTGAGACGGACATGTTCTTTGTTGGAACCAAGTCTGTCTTTGCTAAGACTGAACCTAAGGTATGCTACTCCCATGAAGAGATTGACCTATGGTATAGCGGCATGGGTGTGCATTCTAAGTTGATTGCTGCATACGATTACCTATCAAAGTTGCCTATCACGGGTGTGATCCAAGGAGATCTTCTGTATACAGAGACACCACCACTGGTTACTATGGGTGGCAAGAGATGCTACAAGTTCAAACCTAACACTATTACTTACTGTGTAGAGAAAGCAACCGAGATGGGTGGCAAGGTAGGTAAGTCTACGGTTGGTATTGTATTTCATACTAAGTACACTGGTCAGACTCTTGCTGAAATGTCTGCTGGTTTTGGTGTTAATGTTTCTGGTCTTCAAGGTGTGTCTGATGTAGCAGTATTCTCATCAGACTTCACCAACACCAACGGCATTGCAAACCTCAGTGCAGGAGAGAAGAACAAACTAGACATGAGTATGAGAACTGCCAAGCGCAACTTAGATTCATCTAAGAAGTTCTTGAATGAGATTGGTGGTACTACTAAGGGTATGGGTCCTGCTGCTTTGTTTAAGATTTATTTCAACCAAGTGATCAAGTCGGGTAATATGCCTACTAGTTCAGGACAGATGTTAAATGGGTTCAAGACCTTTGTTGAGACTAGATATGCAGAGAAAGAAGCAG